TAAAGGTTCTTCTACTAATAGAAAGAATATAGATCCAAACTATAAAGCACAAAGACAACATACAAGGATTACTAATTGGGGTATGTATGAGAATAAGCAAGAAGAGTATGAATCACTTTCTGCTCAATTAGATAGATTAAAAGACTATCTTGAATGCTTACCAGTACAGAGTCTAACAATGGAGAAGTTAGAGGCAGATGATATTATTGCAGACTTAGCTTTAGGTGCTTCAGCATCTGGGAAACAGGTTACAATTGTATCTTCAGATAAAGACTTTTTACAATTGATTGATGGATGTATCTCAGTATACTCTCCTATTAAGAAAACTTTATACACAAAGGAAAATATCGTACAAGAATTAGAAGTACTTCCTCAAAACTACAACATAGTGAAAGCCTTACTAGGAGATAATTCAGATAATCTTTCTGGAGTAAAAGGATTGGGGTTAAAAACACTAACAAAAGAGTTTCCAGGATTACTTACGAATCCTAACTACGAACTTCAAGATATCTATTCAGTTTGTGAGCAGAACTTAGACGGTAAATCTATTTTTGCTAAAATTATACACAATTGGGATCGGGTAAAAACTAATTACCAACTGATGAATTTACATGAAGGCCAGTTGGATGATAAAGAAATTCTTCATATATTAAGTGTACTAAAAGAGCCTATTCCACCTCTACAAACGGGAGCTTTTTTACACCTACTAGACATAGATAAGATAGAAGGTATAACTAAGAACACGGAAGGCTGGTTAGAGAATTTTAGAACATTAACGGTTTTTAAACAATAAGTTATATGACATTGCAGAAGTTAACACAGTACGGTAAAGCTTTCCAAATTAAAGTTATCGGCGCCTTACTAACAGATAAAGGTTTCTTACTCACGGTAAGAGATGTTTTGAGAGAGGAGTATTTTGATGCTGATACACATAAATGGATTGTAGGGCAGATTATAAAGTACTTCGATAAGTACCATACTACCGTTACTATGGATGTATTAAAAGTAGAGTTACAAAAAGTAGATAACGAAGTATTACAGGTTGCATTAAAAGAAGAGTTAAGAAACTCTTATGCTGCTTCTCAAGATGATTTAGATTACGTAGAAGAAGAGTTTACTACCTTCTGTAAGAATCAAGAAATGAAAGCCGCAATCCTATCCTCAGCAGACTTATTAAAGCAAAGCGATTTTGAAGGTATCAGAAACCTTATCGAAAAAGCTATGAAAGCTGCTATGGATAAAAATATCGGACATGAGTATGATAAAGATGTAGAGTCTAGATACAGAACAGACTATAGACCTACTATACCTACACCATGGCCTGCTATGAATGAAACAATTCAAGGAGGATGGGGCCCTGGTGATTTAATTATTGTATTTGGCAACCCAGGTGGTGGTAAATCTTGGACGATGGTGGCAGCAGCAGCACATGCTGTAAAGCTAGGTTTCAAGGTAAACTACTATACCTTAGAGTTAGGAGAAGATTACGTAGGTAAACGATTTGACTGTTACTTTACAGGCTATTCTATCGACGAAGTAAATAAACATAGAAAGGACGTAGAAGCTCAAATAAATAATTTGAAAGGTAAGCTTATCGTAAAAGAATATGCTCCTAAAGCAGCGACAGTAAATAACATTAAGAGTCACGTTCAGAAGTGTATTGATATGGGACATAAACCTGACATGATTGTCATCGACTATGTTGACTATCTCAAAGCACCGTCACGAGGTAAGTTCTCTGAACGTAAGGATGAAATTGATGATGTATTTATTGCTACAAAAAGCTTAGCTAAGGAATTAAAAATACCTATACTTACACCATCTCAGGTAAACCGAATGGGTGCTAAAGATAACGTAATTGAAGGTGATAAAGCAGCAGGTTCTTACGATAAGATGATGGTGGCTGATATATGCTTATCTTTATCTAGACAGAAAGAAGATAAGGTATTAGGTACAGGTCGACTTCACGTTATGAAGAATAGATACGGACAAGACGGTATGACTTACAATGTTAAAATGGATACAAATAATGGTCATATCGAGATAGAGAGTAAAGCTATTCTAGATGAAGGAGGTAGTAGTTCTCAAGGTACACATTTTGAGATTGCTAAGAAATTTTTTGAAGAAAATTAAGACCAACTTAGAGGAAGATGCTATTTATTTCTACATCCCCGGAAGCATTTTCTGCTAAACTCAACCGGGGATTTTATTATTTAACACACTAAAAATATACTATGGGACTAAGAGATGAAAGAGTTGTTTATAAACCATTTGAATACCCAAAGGCGTATGATTATTGGTTAAAGCAACAACAGGCTCATTGGCTACACACAGAAGTACCAATGGCACAAGATGTTACAGATTGGAAATCTAATCTAAAAGATCACGAGAAGAATGTAGTCGGCGGTATATTAAAAGGCTTTGCTCAGACTGAGACGGTAGTTAACGATTACTGGACAGGACTAGTAACTAGCTGGTTTAGAAAGCCTGAGGTTATTATGATGGGTGTTACTTTTGGATCTTTTGAAACTATACATGCAGAAGCTTATTCTCTACTTAACGAGCAGTTAGGTTTAGATAACTTTGCAGAATTCTTAGAAGACGAAGCTACTAAAGCAAAGATTGAATCTCTAATGAATGTTAGAGATAGTCATGACGGTACTCCAGATTGGCATGAACGAGCTAAATCTTTAGCTATCTTCTCAGCATTTACTGAAGGAGTTAATTTATTTTCTTCTTTCGCGGTATTATTATCGTTTAAGATGAGAAATAAATTGAAAGGTATTGGACAGATTGTAGAATGGTCCGTACGAGATGAATCTCTTCACTCAGAAGCAGGTTGTTGGTTATTCCGTCAACTACTTTCAGAGTACCCAGAGATTAATACAGAAAAGTTACAAGGTGAAATCGAAACAGCAGCTCACTTAGCTTTAAAATTAGAGTTTGATTTTATCGATAAAGTTTTTGAATTAGGAGATCTAGAGAATTTATCTAAAGATGATCTTAAAAACTTTATTAAACATAGGGTTAATACTAAAATGGGAGATCTAGGCTTAAAACCTTTGATCCCTTCTGACCAGATTGATGCAGGAGCATTAAAGACAATGAAGTGGTTTGATGCAGTAATTGCAGGCAAACAGCATACAGACTTTTTTGCAAGTAGAGTAACAAACTACTCTAAAGGTCATATGGATTGGTCAAAAGCATTTTAAAAACATTTAATTAAATTACATAATGGCACTACAAGTAGATACTTCCGCCTGGGAAGCAGGAAAAGATTATCCTGAATGGATGAACGAAATTTCTTTATCAACAATATCTAAAGGATACCTCCTTCCAGGAGAGACTCCTCGAAAAGCATATAAGAGAGTATCAGATACAGTTGCAGCAAGATTAGATCGACCTGATTTAGCTGCCAAGTTTTTTAAGTATATGTGGAAAGGTTGGTTGAATTTAGCTTCTCCAGTTTTATCTAACACGGGTACAGACAAAGGACTACCTATTTCCTGCTTTGGTATTGATACTCCAGATTCTATTAGAGGTATTGGATTAACAAATGCTGAATTGATGAGATTGACTTCTTTAGGAGGTGGTGTAGGTATTGGTCTTTCCAAAATCAGAGGAAGAGGTTCCAAAATTGGTAACGGAGATCTAGGACAGTCAGAAGGAGTTATTCCTTGGGCTAAGATTTATGATTCTACTATTATTGCAACAAATCAAGGAGCAGTTCGAAGAGGAGCGGCTTCCGTAAACCTAGATATTAACCATCCAGATATTAAAGAATTTTTACAGATTAGACGACCTAAAGGAGATCCGAATAGACAGTGTCTAAACCTACATCAATGCGTTGTAGTGGATGATAACTTTATGCAAAAGATCGAGCGTAGAGACCCTGAGGCAATGGAAGTCTGGGTAGAAATACTAAAGGCTAGAGTTGAGACAGGGGAACCTTATATTATGTTTAAAGATAATGTAAATAATGCTAACCCTCCGGCATATATTAAGAATAATTTAGAAGTTACAATGACTAATATATGTTCAGAGATTACTCTACATACTGACGAAGAGCATAGTTTTATTTGCTGCTTGAGCTCGGTTAACTTAGCTAAATGGGATGAATGGAAATCTACTGATTTAATTGAAACTGCAATCTACTTCTTAGATGGAGTAATGGAAGAGTTTTTAGTGAAGACTAACGGAAAAGAGTCTTTAATCAGAGCACATCGTTCAGCTAAGAAAGGAAGAGCTATTGGACTAGGAGTTTTAGGCTGGCATACATTATTACAACAAAAGAAGATACCTTTTATTAGTATTGCTGCAAATAGCTTTACACATCAGATATTTTCTCAAATTAAAACACAAGCAGAAGCTGCTTCTAGAAAGTTAGCTGATGAATATGGAGAACCAGTATGGTGTAAGGGTACAGGTATGAGAAATACCCACTTACTTGCAATTGCACCAACAGTTTCAAATTCAACTATATCAGGAGGTGTATCAGCAGGTATTGAACCATTACCGGCGAATATCTACACATTTAATTCAGGAAAGGGAACTTTTATTCGTAAAAATCCTGAACTAGAAAACTATTTATTAGAAAGAGGTCATAATACAGAAGAAGTATGGGACCAGATTATGAAAGATAGAGGTTCTATTGCAAATTTACCAGAAGATGTTATGCCTGCAGAGGATAAACCAATCTTCTTAACATTTGCTGAAATTAACCAGCTACAGTTGGTAGAACAAGCTGCAATACGTCAGCAGTATATCGATCAGACTCAGTCTTTAAACTTAGCATTCGATCCAACTGATAGTCCAAGATTTATCAACTTAGTTCACCAGACGGCTTGGAAGTTAGGTATAAAAACCTTATATTATCTAAGAACAGATTCTGTAATTAACGGAGACATTGGTAGTAGAACTGCAGAAGATTGTGTAGCTTGTGATGGTTAATAATAAAACACCCTTATATGGAAAGAGTATATATAGAAAACAGCCATGGATTGGAAATATTCACAATCCCTCAGTTCTTAACGAACGAAGAATGTGATCATATTGTAAGACTAACAGAACACGGAAGTGTTCGATCAAGCGTAGCAGGCAGTGGAACCCAATCTATAAAATACGATGAAGGCCGTACTAGTTCTACAGCAGTTTTACATGATACAGATCCGATTATCAGTAATGTTAATCAAAAAATGTATATAGAACTAGGAATAGAAGCTCCTTATTCAGAACCAACACAAGGTCAAATATATGAGGTAGGTCAAGAATTTAGACACCACCAAGATGCTTTTGGTAAAGAAGCATACCATAACCATTGTTTATCTAGCGGCCAAAGAACATGGACGTTTATGATATACCTTAATGATGTTGAAGAAGGAGGTGAAACAGATTTTCCTACCTTACAAAAGACATTCACACCAGTAAAAGGTACTGCAGTAGTTTGGAAAAACTCTAACGGTACAGGAACTGAAAACTCAGCCGCTTTACATGCAGGTTTACCTGTAAGAAAAGGTAGAAAAGTAATTATTACAAAATGGTTTAGAGAAAATGTATTCAATAGTGCTGAAGATGCTAGACTTGCAAAAGAATATCAAGAAATGACACAACCACAGCAACCAGTACAAAAAGTATTTTCAAAGAAAGAAGATTTACCAAAGCTTTCTGAACTAGGATTTAAAGTTGTAAAAGTACCTGAAAAGACCTTCCAGTTGATTACAGAAGCATACAACTTACTGAAACCTACAGTACGAGCAGAACATTGGAACGGTATTACTGATTTTATACACGATAATCAAGGAAATGCACCGGTAGAAATCTTTAGTATGGATGCTTTTACCCGTATTAGAGAGATTATTGCAGAAGAGTTACAACCTATCCACGAAGAGTTTATAGGTAATAAAGAACGTTTAGTACCGAAATGGATTTACGGTATCAGATCTTATAAAAGAGGGGCTATACTAGAACCACATACAGATACTTTAGTAACTCACCACATATCATCTATAGTAATAGTAGATAAGCAGGTAGATAGAGATTGGCCATTAGATATTCAAGACCATTTAGGTAGATGGCATAAAGTTTATGCAGAACCAGGGGAAATGATTCTATATGAATCTGCTACTAATAAACATGGACGTATTGAACCTTTTGAAGGAGAATTCTTTAGAAATTTCTTTTTACATTATACATTAGCAGATTATAAATTTGTACCTCAATAAATGGACTATATTGTTGTCGGAACTAGTAGATGTGAGTATCAAGCATGGCAGTTAAAACTATTACACTGGTCTTTAAAGAAGGTAGGTCAAAAAGGTAAGTTAGTTATACTACTCTCTGGAGATTACGGACACAGACATGAAAATCCAGATTTTAGTTTTTTATCTGACGCTATAGTAATAGATCAACCAGACTATGCTCACAATTGGCAAACAGCTAACGATGACTGGTGGGGTGGTATCCCTAACAAATATAAATCTGTAGAATGGTTATGCGAAAATAACTACTTCCAAGATAATGATAAGTTATTATTCCTGGACCCAGATATGCTGTTTACTAAAGCAGTTGATTTTGAATTAGAAGACAATCATATTATCGGTCAAAAGTTTATTCACTTTGTTCCACTAAACGGATGGGAAGATCGAGAAAAAGATATTCATAATGCACAAGGGATAATGTACCCATTTGCTTTGAAGTTTAATACTCTAAAGAAATTTTACAAAAAATATACAGAGTATTGTGAGCAGATCAGAAAGAAAGAAGGAAGATGGGAAGCAGAAATGTGGGGATTGGACTATGCAATTAAAGATTCTAATATAAAAGTTGATTTAGTTGAGGATATTGGAACCTGTACTGCATGGAACGATACCGGTAGGTCCACAATAGGAAGTATAATACACTACCCTAATGTAATTTTAGATAAGCAAGGAAACAAATTGTTCTTTAAGCAAGATCATACCTTTGATCAAACACAAAAATACGATTTATCAAATATAATAAGCGAAGTAAGTAATAAGATGGTTACGAGCGTAGATCAGTATAGAACAGATTACATATACTATAATAAGTGGGATTTTTCTAGCATCTTTAAATTTTACGATGGCAGCAAAGGTTATATTTTATTTAGACCTTGGCCTGGTGGTTTCAACAATATAAGAATGTCGTTAGAGTTAGCAGTATGTATAGCATATTTAACTAATCGAAAACTTGTTCTGACACCAGAATATAAAATGTACTTACTAGAAGGGAACTCTAGTATGGAATCCTTTTTTGATACTTCAGATTTAGGAGTAATTTCTATACCGTTCAGTAAGTTCTGTGAAGAAAAAGAACTAGAACATAATTACGACAGTGTAAAAAGTATATGCAAAGTATTAGATTATGATGCAGTTTTACACGTCATGAATTTTGAAAAAATTAACCCACCTGTTAAGTTTCATAAACACCGCCCAGTATTAAGAAGTGAAGAATACTTTACAGATGAAGAATTTATTTTTCTTGAATCTAATCTTCTAGGTGTTACTCACCAGACTTTATTTACAAGTTTAGATGTAGAGATCAAAAAACTTATCGCTAAGCATGTAAGATATCGTACAGATATTTTTGATTTAGCTTGGCAGTTTATTAATAAGTTAGGAGATAGAGATTACTACTCTATTCATATTCGTAGAAATGACTTCCAATATAAGGAATTATTTATTAGCTGTGAGCAAATTTTAGAGAATATAAAAGACATAATCCCTCAGGGAAGTAAGCTTTACATTGCAACAGACCACAGGGATAAAGAATTTTTTAGACCTCTCATGGGTCTTTATCGAGTTTCTTTCTATGAAGATTTAAAGAATCAAGTTAGTATCTATAATGAATTTGATAATAACTGGATTCCTATTATTGAGCAGTTCATATGTACTCGTAGTATTAAGTTTATAGGTAATAGTCATTCAACACTATCTTCTTACATCTATAGAATGAGAGGGTATATGTCTGACATTGAGGATAAAAATTACTATATTAATACTGAAAAATTTAACCTAGGACATCAAATACCATTTATTGCAGAATGTCATTTTAAAGGTAACTGGTTTAGAGAGTATAACGATAGTTGGAGTTTTGGAAATGGTAACATATTCGTATCAATAGCAAGTTACTGCGATTCTCAACTTATAGATACTTTAAAAAGTTTATATGAAGAAGCTATTGACCCTAGTAGAGTTTTTGTAGGAGTAAATATACAAGACACAGAAGAAGCTTATGCTAAATTAAAAGAGTATAACTTTCCAAATTTGAGAATTATTTTCACACCTAAAGAGCAAGCTAAAGGGGTTGTATATGCAAGAAATAGAATAAAGAATGAGCTTGTGAGAAACGAAGATTACTTTCTTCAAGTAGATTCACATAGTAGATTTAGACAAGCCTGGGATGCAATACTAATAAACCAGTATAACAGTATTGAGCAAGACAAAGTAATACTAACAACCTATCCTAATCATTTCGACGTTCCAGATTACGAAAAGGAGTACTTAAATAAACCTAATAATACACCTTTACGTATTAGGAAATTTTTACTAGAAACAAGTCCGGATGATAATAGATGTATAGCTGAAAACCTACCTACCTTGAATGATTACGAAGTAGTTGATACTCGATGGGCAGCAGCAGGATTCATATTTACTAGAAGACAGTGGATAGAAGAAGTAAGATTACCTGATAACATTAGGTTTAATGGAGAAGAAGACTTTCAAACTTTTTTAAGTTATTTGAAAGGGTGGAATTTAAAAGTAACATCTTTAGCTACAGTATGGCATAATTATAACTTTAAGGTAGCAGCAACTGATAAACCTTATAGAGAACACAACGGTAAGTACTATATAGAAGACTATGCACGAGAATTAGTAAATGATTTTCTGTTGAAACAAACACATGTTAGAACGGTAGAAGATTTAGAAAGTTATTTTAATATAAAGTTAAAAAGGTAATATGTTTAATTTAGGTTTTTTTGGGTCGCATAATGCTAGCTTAGCTATTTCCTACAAAGGAGAAGTTTTAGAAGTAGTAGAGTTAGAGCGATTAATAAATGTAAAAAATGCTGCTTTCTTTTATTGGGGACATCATGAGAATATAGTTGAACTACTTACAGAAATTAAAGACTATTTTAAGACAAAATACGGAGTAGAAAAATACGATAATGTAGTATATAACTCGGTAGATAAAGAGATGTGGAAGATATTCCCAGCCGGTAATTACCAGTGGTTACCTCATCACGAAGCTCATGCATATTCCGGATTATACCAATCAAACTTTGAGAAAGCTTTAATTATTTCTTTTGATGGAGGAAGTGATGAAGGTTTCTTTAACATTTACTTAGGAGATAAAAGAAGTGAAACTCCTATAGAGAAGATATACGTGGGTAAAAAAGACTACGCTGTTTCTTATATGATGCCTGCTCACTTCATCTCAGATATAAAACAAGAATGGATTTACACAGGTAATCTAGTATATGCTGGAAAATTAATGGGATTAGCTGGTTTTGGAAAAGTAGATGATTCCTTAGTACAACCTTTTCGAGAATTCTATGCTTCTAATACAACAGATAATATAAGTGAAGCATTAACTCGCTTTATGAAGATATTCAACATAGAGTCGGAACAGATACGATATGAAGGTAACTATGCAAAGAACTTAGCTGCAACTAATCAGTATGTCTTTGAGCAGTTATTTGAAGAAGAAACAAGAAATATCTTAGAACTCCATAACGACTTACCGCTTATTATTACCGGAGGATGTGGGTTAAATATACTACTAAACACTAAACTAGCTCTGAAGAGAGAGACTTTTGTAACTCCTAATCCAAACGATACAGGATTAGCAGTAGGGTTAGTTTGTAGCAAAATGAGACCACACATACCGGTAGATACAACTTACCTAGGTCCGGAAGTTTGGGATAGAAAGTTACTTCCTAAATTACTTTATGAGAGAAAAGGTACTAAAATTGAAATAGCAGAACTAGTTCAGAAATTAATAAAAGGAGAAATAGTTGGTGTAGTTAGAGATAGATCAGAGCACGGTCCAAGAGCTTTAGGAAATAGGAGTATCATATGTGATCCAACTATTGGAGAGATGAAAGATACACTAAATGCTAAAGTGAAAGGACGGGAATACTATAGACCTTTCGCACCAGTAGTTAGATTAGAAGATGTAAATAAGTACTTTAACTGGGATAAAGAATCAAGATGGATGTCTTTTTGTCCTGAAGTTAAAGACGAATATAAAGATATTTTAAAAGCTATTACTCATGTTGACGGAACTGCTAGAGTACAGACGGTCACAAGAAAACAAAATGAATTTCTATACGACTTACTGACTGAAATGCACAACCAAAAAGGTATAGGAGTAATTTTAAATACATCTTTTAATATAGCAGGAAAACCAATTCTGAATACGTATGAAGATGCACTTTGGGTTTTAGATAATAAACAAATGGATGCTCTTTTATTAGAAGACTATTATATTAAAAAACTATAGCATGAACTACTTGATAGGATCTATTAAACATTGTAATAAACTAAGGATTAATGGTTGGATACAAAGTGCTTTAAAGTATTGCAATTGTCAAATAGTACTTTTAGTATTAGATCAAGAAATTCCTGGGAGTATATCAGAACTAGAAAAACTAGGGGTAAAGTTAGTACATTGCCCTACTAAAGACGAAGCAGACACTAATATATGTAAGTGGGAAAGACATTTCAAAGCTAGAGAATTCTTGAAGAACTTAACACAGGAAGATATAGTTCTTTTAACAGATACGGTAGATGTAGTTTTTCAAAGAGATCCTTTCGAATGGTTTTTAAAAAATGCAACAAAAGATATAATACTTACCTCAGAAGGTATTGAACATAAAGATGAACCTTGGAATAAGAGAGCTATAGAAACAGACCATACTGAGTTTTCCCAAGAGTTATACAATAGAGAAATAATTAACTCAGGAATTATCTTCGGTAGACCCCACCCCATCACTAATATCCTACTACATATGTATGTTGCTACGAGAAAGCAAAATTTTCAAAGTGCCGATCAGCCTGCATTAAATGTAGCACTACTTTCTACTTTTTTAACAGATCGTATTCAAATAGTTAATAGTGATAGCGGGTTAGCTGTCCACTGCGGAGTAGCAGGTCCAAGTAATGTATTTTACGAATGGGGATTTGCAAACGCATATAAGTACGGGGTACCGATCAAAGAATCTGATAAAATTATAAATAAGAAGACTAGAGATATTTTTTGCATAGTACACCAATATAACAGGGTAGGGGAATGGGGAATATTTTTTACAGAACTATATAAAAATTAAACATGAAAAATACAATTTTTATATCTATTGCTAGTTACTTAGATTATGAAATACGTTTTACAATCTTAGACTGTATAAGGACTGCTAAGTATCCTGAAAACTTATACTTCTCAGTGTGCCTCCAATACGACGATAAAGTTAAAACAGGAAAGAGTTGTATAGACGATCTTGTAGATTTTTATAATTTAAAAGTTATAAAATTTCCTTATGAAGAATCAAAAGGTGGATGTTGGGCGAGACAGATTGCACAGACTAACTATAATGGAGAGAAATATAGTTTACAGGTAGATTCACATACTCGGTTTATACAAGATTGGGATGAGATTCTTATAAAAGATTATGAAGCTCTAGCTTCTACAGGAATAAAACCATTACTATCCTTCTTACCACCTCCTTATCATAGAGATGATGAAACTGGAGTAGATCATTCATATCGACATTTTAATAATTTAGATAGAATGAACATTCCTAAGATTGCAAGCTTAACAGCAGAATACTGGCCTAACTATGGGGGATATGAAAATGAAATAAACATTGGATTTCAGCCAAAAAGTATTATCTTATTATATGGAGGTTTTATATTTACAGACGGTGAATGGGTAGTCAAGGTTGAGCAAGATCCAGAACACTACTATACTGGGGAAGAGTTTGCTTTAGCTATTAGATCTTATACTCACGGTTACGACTTATATACACCTTCGCAAATAGTTGCATGGCATAGAACACATAATGCAGTACCTAAAAAACACTACAATACAGCACCTAGCATCGAGGCACATACAAGACATAGAGCTGCAATAGAAAGGCTTAGGATGTTAATAGAAGGAGGAGATTTAGGTAAGTATGGATTAGGAACACAGAGAACATTACAACAATACGCAGATTATGCAGGTATTGATTTTATAAATAAAAAACTAGTTAATGTATAATTTAGCACTATATTCAGGACATAACGCTTCTCTTACTTTAGCTAAAGATGGGAAGATATTAGAAGTATTAGAAGTAGAACGTTACACTAATATCAAAAACGGAGGTTTAATCTGGTATTTACCTGCTCACGAACCTTTCAATGTAATAAAAGATATTCTAAAGTATTTTAAAGATAAGTACGGAGCAGAAGAATACGAACATTTAATCTGCAATCAAGAAGATACCCGTACCTATATAAACTACTTAGGAAGTGAAAGTAAGTTTTTATCTTTTTTTAATGCTAAGAAATTAGTAGAAGTATTTCACCAGTTTGGTCATGCTTCCGGAGCTTTTTACCAATCAGACCTACAGGAGGCTGTAATAATTACCTACGACGGCGGAGGAAACGATGGATGTTTTAATTTTTATACAGCTACTAGAGAAGAAGGAGTTAAATTTTCTTGGATGAATTACGATTATAATATCGGAGAAAAGTATGCTGAAATAGGACATTATTGTTCTTCTATTAAACGTGAAGATTGGGTTAAAGCTTACCTAGTTTATGCAGGTAAGTTGATGGGATTATGTGGATATGGAAATATTCGAGAAGAATTTATTACTGTTATGAGAGAGTTTTATACAGGACACCACGGTACTAGGGAATTAAGAGAGTTTAATTATAATAAAATGAAAGAAGCTCTAGGATTCCCAGATGAACTTAGTGGTCAACTAGAGCTAGATATAGCAGCCACTTCTCAAAAAGTTTTTGAAGATATTTTTTTCGAAGTAAGTAAAGATGATATAGCAAAAGCTAATAATAATTTAGCAATCGCTGGAGGATGTGGTTTAAATATTCTGAATAATACAAAATTAAACAACATAACAAAGACTTTTATACCACCAAATCCAAGTGACTGTGGGCTTTCATTAGGATTCATGTTAGATTTTCTTAAACCTAAAGAAGCCTTTGATGCAACATACGCAGGTCCGGAAGCTTGGGATAAGTTTCAACTTCAAGACTACGTACAAAGCTATAAAGCAGAAAAAGTTACTGAAGCTTTAGCAGATGAGATTATAAAAGGTAGAATAATAGGAGTAGTTAGAGGTAGATCAGAAGTAGGACCACGAGCGTTAGGTAACAGAAGTATCTTATGTAATCCTTGCCTACCGGGTATGAAAGATACTTTGAATGCTAAGGTAAAAAATAGAGAATACTACAGACCTTTCGCACCAGTGGTTAGATTAGAGGATGTAAACAAGTTTTTTGAATTCAATCAGGAGTCTAGATGGATGTCCTTTTGTCCTAAAGTTAGAGAAGAATACAGAGATGTCTTGAAAGCTGTTACCCACGTAGATGGAACAGCTAGAGTACAGACAGTTACTAAAGAACAGAATCCATTCCTTTACAACTTATTAACTTTAGTACATGAAAGAACAGGTGTAGGTGTGTTGTTGAATACTTCCTTTAACATAGGAGGTAAGCCAATACTAAACAGCTACAAAGATGCAGTTTGGATGTTGAACAACACACAAATGGACGGATTAGTATTAGAAGATTACTATATTAAAAAATAATAAAATGAAAACAGCATTAGTATTAGGTGCCGGTGGTTTTATCGGTTCACATTTAGTTACAAGATTAAAATCAGAAGGATACTGGGTGAGAGGAGTAGATATTAAATACCCAGACTTCTCAGATTCAACAGCAGATGACTTTGTTATTGCTGATTTGCGAGATCCTTTGAAGACATCGGTTATAATGTACGCACCTTTCCAAGAACCCTTTGATGAGGTTTACCAATTAGCAGCAGATATGGGAGGAGCAGGCTATATTAACACCGGAGATCATGATGCAGATGTAGTTCACAACTCTATGTTAATAAATCTGAACGTTTTAAACGAAGCACAAAAGAAAAACGTTAGAAAGATATTCTATGCATCATCTGCTTGTGTTTATAACGAGCATAACCAGTTAGACCCTGAAAATCCGAACTGTAAAGAAGATTCAGTTTATCCAGCACAACCTGATTCAGAGTATGGATGGGAAAAGCTATTTTCTGAACGTTTATACGCAACTTATAACCGAAATTACGGTATAGATATACGAATCGCTCGCTTCCATAATATATTTGGACCAGAAGGTACATTTGACGGAGGAAAAGAGAAAGCACCAGCAGCAATATGTCGTAAAGTTGCTAAAACTCCTACAAATGGTCAAATCGAAGTGTGGGGTGATGGTTTACAAACCCGCTCGTTCCTTTATATAGATGAAGCTGTAGAAGGTGTTCGACGATTGATGAATTCGGACTATAAAGAACCTATCAATATAGGATCAGAAGAGATTATCTCAATGAACGGGTTAGCTAAGTTAGTAGCTAGTCTAGCAAATAAGAATATTGAAATTAAGAACATACCAGGTCCACAAGGAGTGAGGGGTAGAACATCAGACAACACTTTGATTAAAGAGAAGTTAGGTTGGGCACCATCTCAACCTCTACATATAGGTTTAACTGAAACTTATAAATGGATAGCAAGTAAAATAGAGTCTTAATTGCTATTTATAAAATATAATTAATTAGTATAGGTAGATGCCAAGTTATCAGTTCCCCAATACCGGTAGTG